GAGACCGCATTGAGGAATTGCTTAGCGGCGTATTATTTGACCAATGGAATGAAGTGCCAGCGGCAGAGGCTTGGAACGATTATGACGCAACTACTCAATGGCAGGATGCAGAAAATAGCGGACTAGGCGAAATAGATACTCCCGGTGATTATGAGTTGCATTCTGAGACTGGCCTTAACGACACAGTTTATAATTTAGCTTCTCGGTATGCCACTAGCGGTTTAGGTTATTTATATGAGGATGCTCAGGGCCGTATTGGGTATGCCGATTCAACACACCGAAGCCAATATCTAGCGACTAACGGCTATGTTGATCTTGATGGCAATCACGCCATTGGCCCAGCTCTTTCAATAGTCAAGCGCGCTGGAGATGTCCGCAACGCAATTACAGTCGGCTATGGCATTGGCAGCGCATCAGTAACAGATGAGGATGCAGCCTCTATATCCCTTTACGGCCAACTAGCTACCACAATTTCTACAACCCTTCGCCACAGTCACGATGCCGAAGCCCAAGCAGCCTTCTATCTACTTATCCGCGCTTATCCTCAATTTGCCCTAAGGCAGATAACCTTTACTACGGCCAATACAGAAATTGATGATTCTGACCGAGATAGTCTTCTAAATGTATTTATGGGTATGCCGTTAAATATTACTAATCTGCCAATCAATATGACCAATGGCGAATTTCAAGGATTTGTTGAGGGTTGGACTTGGACTGCAAGTCTTAACCGCCTAGACCTGACAATGAACCTATCGCCTATAGCTTTCAGCCTTCAAGCCTTCCGTTGGAACTCAGTCCCAGCGGTAGAGAGTTGGAATACAATAAACCCATTACTGGAATGGTATAACGCTACAATTGTGGCATAGGAGACTAAATGGCAACGACTACTAATTACGGCTGGGACACTCCTGACGATACTGATCTCGTCAAGGATGGCGCAGCTGCAATTCGCACATTGGGAAGCTCAATCGATACAACGACAAAGAACTTAAACCCACAGACAACAACTGGCGCCCTTGCTTATAGATCAGCAACCGCTAATGTAAATACTGCCTTGCCATTAGGAACTGCCAATCAAGTGTTGCGAGTTAATTCTGGTGGAACAGCTCCTGAATGGGCAACGACCGCAGACCAGACTCCGCTTACAACTAAAGGCGATTTATTCGGATTTGATACCGCTGACGCAAGAATCCCAATTGGAACTAATGGGCATATTTTAACAGCCGATTCAACACAAAGTCTTGGATTAAAGTGGGCTGCGCCTGCTGGTGCTGGATTGACTTTAGTTAAAAGTCAAGTTATCGGTTCTGCTGTGAGCAGCGTTACTGTTACCGCCGCCTTTTCAGCAACTTATGATGCTTATGCGATTTTCTTAACTGGTGGAACTGGTAGCGTAGATGATGAAAATATAACCTTGCAATTAGGTTCAACGACTACTGGATACTATGCAGCTTATATTGGTGCAGTTATTTCCACTGCTGCCTCAACAATAGCTGCTAATAACAATACCTCTAATTTTACTAGGGCTGGTATTGTTGCAACTGATGGCTCTCAATTGTCTTTTGAAATAATAAATCCAAATTTAGCTAAACGCACTTATATCAAAAATGGCACTTATGGGGGCGATACGCAAGTTAGATATTGGGCCGGTTATGTAGACAATACAACTCAATACACAGCATTTACAGTAGCACCTGCCAGCGGAACTTTAACTGGTGGAACAATTTTCGTCTATGGCTACGCCTTAAGTTAGGAATAAAAATGACTATAAATATACAGATAGATGATCTTATTAGAGAAGCAACTGCTTTAGAAATTGAGGCTATTGAATTTCGCCAAAACGAAGCCGAAGCAGAAAAAGCAGAAGCCGAAGCAAAGGCTACCCATAAGGCAGCCCTGCTAGAGCGTCTAGGCATTACCGAGGATGAGGCAAAGCTTCTTATTTCGTAATGGCTAAATTATGTGCAGCAGGTGTCCAGTTACGGGAGCAAATCGATGACGATTATCCTGATCGCGATAGGAAGTCTGACGGCTGGATTGCTGATGCTAGGCACATTGCTAAAGGCAGTTCTGACCATATACCAACAAATGGAATCGTTAGAGCTATAGACATTGATTCTGACCTAGCAGCGCACAAAGAAGAAGCTTATGCGTTGGTCGAGAAAATTCGCAAATGCGCCAAAAAAGGGGATAAGCGGATTAAATATATTATCTACGATGGAAAGATTATGAGCCCAATACTGGGTTGGAAGCGGCGTAAATACTCAGGCCCTAATCCGCATCGTTCGCATTTTCATATTAGCTTTACAACTTTGGGAGACAAAGACAGCAGTTACTTTGACCTAGAAGGAGACAAGAATGAGCGACCTAAAAAAGATGGCCGAAAGTTGGGCAAAGACATTCCTAGCGACAGCCCTAGCGACTTACCTAGCAGTGGGATTCGACCTCAATGCGATTGCAAATGCCGCTCTAGTGTCAGTCTTGCCTAGCATCATCAACTGGCTCAACCCTAACTACGAGCGTTACGGCAAAGTCCGGTAATGGTTGCAGCTGAATTAGCAACCTTAGTTGCATCAGTCTTAGGATCAATAGCCTTATTGATTGCAGGCCTTCGATACATAATTAAATTGGAGAATATTCCAATAGTGTCGCGCCTTGATAAAATGGAGTCTCAGCTAGAATTGGCGCTAGCGAAGGGAGTCAGAAATGGCAACGCGAAAGCGCGTAAGTAAGAAGCCAGTAAAGCGTAAACGCACTACTAAAGAGACGCCTTTAACAAAGATTGATTTTTGGGCTATCGCTGCCAATGAAGTTTATAAAGCTTGTCGTAGAGCTGGAATGGACGAAGGCACTTCTCTGGCCTTTGCTATGGATCGTAGCTCTTATCCTGATTGGATAGTGCCTGCCGATGACCCAATAAAGAAAATTGGTTGGGAAGATGGCGAGGAAGATAACTAATCTACTTTAGAGAAGTCGAGTTATTCGAGGCTCTCAAGTCGCTTTACCCAGACTTGACGCCCTTATCAGCGACCGACCGAGCAGATGGCATTACCAGCGATAGCTATATTGAGCTCAAATGTCGTAGAACGCATTACGACCGCTTACTTATTGAGAAGAAGAAGTGGGATTATCTGGCCGATATAAGGGCTAGGACAGGCGCTAAGACCCTTTATATCAATGCCACACCTCAGGGCATCTACCAGTTCGACTTGGGGGCTCTAATCGAGCCTGAGTGGGTTTTAAAGAGCCTTCCGATTACAACCGATTTTAACAACAAAGCCCATTCCGAAAGGCTATGCGGCTTCTTTGATATCCGACTCGCCGAGCTATTGCTTGTCTAAATAGATTTAAGCAAATACATTTAACCCGTTAATCCATTTAGGGATTACAGAACGGGAGCAAAATGGTAAATAAAGTAGCTTTAATTCGATTTGATTCTCAAGCAGGGGCTTGGACTGATGAGACAAATTGGGTTAAGGGATCAATAATAAGACGATTTGCTAAAGAGCGAATGGGTAAGAAGCAGCTGCGAGGTCGTTTATCTAAGGCTGAAATATCTGCATATTGGCTTGATAAATATGGGGTGAGCGCAGATGTTTCCTAATTTATCTGATACGCAAGTCTTTGCAATAACAATTGGGGTTCCATTCTTCGGCCTTTACTTGTGGGCTCTTTGGAGTTCAGCCAAAGCTAAAGCCTTTAATGAAGGATATAAGAGAGGGAGAGCAAGTGTCCGATACACAGAAATCATTAAATGAATGGCTCGAAAGTGCTGGAAACACACTATTCGACAGGGGCATCGAGTATGGCGACCCGAGGCACAATCTATTACGCATTTTCAAAATCAGTAAAGCACTCGGTATTCAGCTCCGAGACCCAGCTGACTTGGCGCTTATTGCTATCGCGACCAAACTCTCAAGAATGGTGGAAAGTCCAGAGCGCGAAGATTCGTATCTCGATCTCATTGGATATGCCGCTATCTTGGGTCGATTACGATTTTCGACACC